GGTTAACGAGCAGGGCCGAATATCAACGAGGCATCATGAATGCCTGCTCGGACCCAACTATTCGCGAAGTTGTTCTAATGTGTGGCGCCCAATTGGGTAAGTCAGAGATGTTACTGAACACTATTGGTTATCACATTCACCACGATCCATGCCCAACATTATGTATGCAGCCGACAGTAGATATGGCGCAATCTTTCTCAAAAGATCGTATTACTGCCGGCTTATTGAAATCAACCCCTTGTTTGCGCGACAAGGTTAAAGACAGTAAGGCGCGTGATGCGAATAATACTACATTGCACAAGGCTTTTCCAGGAGGTGCTCTGTCTCTTGTGGGTGCTAACAGTCCTGCTTCCCTTGCTTCTCGCCCGATCCGTGTTGTTCTGTGTGATGAAGTTGACCGATATCCTCCTAGTGCAGGCGAGGAAGGTGATCCGATTTCTCTTGCGAAGCGAAGGGCAGCTACTTTCTGGAACAGAAAGATCATCCAGGTAAGCACCCCCACGAATCGTGGTGCCAGCCGGATCGAGGCTGCATACGAAGAGAGCGACAAACGTAAATACCTGGTGCCTTGTCACGCCTGCGGTCATTCGCAAGAGCTGCGATGGGCAAATGTTGTCTGGGAAACCGGGCCAAATGATGCTGTTTATCATTGTGAAGACTGCGGCGCGATCTGGACAGACAATCAACGACAGGCCGCGATTCGCAGGGGTGAGTGGGTTGCGCAAGAACCGTTTGCGGGAATAGCCGGGTTCCATTTGAACGGTTTGTACTCGCCCTGGCTGGTATTGAGTGATGCGGTCGAAGAATTTCTGGCTTCACGCAAAGATCCCATGCGCCTCAAGACGTTCGTTAATACGTTCCTCGGCGAAACCTGGGAAGACGCAGGTGAGACGATTGACAACATGGCGGTCGCGGAGCGACGCGAACAATACGACCCAATTCCAGAGCAGGTCGTGTTACTTACCGCAGGGGTCGATGTGCAGGACGACCGGCTGGAATGTGAAGTAGTTGGCTGGGGTGATGGCGAAGAGTCGTGGCAGATCGGATATCACATCTTGCACGGCGATCCCAGCGCAACCAAAATCTGGAGTCAACTGGATGAAATCCTGCTCGCTAAATACGCGCATCCTGCCGGTGAAGATTTGATCGTTCGCGCCACCTGTGTAGACAGTGGCGGGCATCACACGCGCGCAGTCTACAATTACGCGAAGACAAGACAGGGTCATCACATCTTCGCCATCAAGGGTGTCGGCGGCGAGGGTCGCCCGGTAGTGGGGCGACCGTCAAAAAACAATATCGGAAAAGTCCCACTGTATCCGCTGGGTGTCGATACCGCGAAAGAGCTGCATTACGCAAGGTTGCGGATAGAAGACCCCGGCCCTGGATACTGTCACTTCCCAGAAACGGCGGATGATGAGTATTTCAAGCAGTTGACCGCAGAAAAAGTAGTGCTGAAATATCACAAAGGCTATGCAAAACGAACATGGGTGCAGACCAGAGCAAGAAATGAGGCGCTGGATGTTCGGGTTTATGCAATATCTGCGTTTGCTATATTAAATGTTAATATGACGGCTCTGGTAAAGCGTTTCTATGCGAATATAGAACAGCGTGAGCGAGAGTTAGTCAAAGAGGCAACAAAAAGACATCACCCGTTGTCAAATCCACGCCAATATGTCAATAGAAGAGGCGGCTTTGCCAATAACTGGAAGTGATGAGGCGCAATGGCTAATCTATTCGATGCGTCTAATGCTCCCACTGTTGAACCTAAACGCCTGGTTGTCGGCGATTTCGTCCAGTGGAAACGAGAAGCATTAGTCGAATCTTATCCTGTCGCCACACATTCAGCGGAATGGGTAGCGAGGCTCAAAGCGGGCGGTACGGAAGAAATAAAGGTTTCCGCCTCAGAGGCCAGCACTTATTACTTGTTCTCCATTGCCAGCACTGCTTCGGCCCTCTTTACGCCTGGTGATTATCACTGGCAACTGGAGATCACCGAAACGTCATCAGGAAATCGGATCGTCGTGGATCGCGGCGACATCACGATTATCGCCGATCTGGATGTTAACGGCTCCGACATCCGCACCCATGCCCAAATCATGGTGGACAAGCTACAATCCCTCCTAGAAGGGCGCGCCGATCAGGACATTACATCGTATTCCATACAGGGCCGATCCATCTCAAAGATGGCAATCACGGAACTGCTACAGTGGCGCGATTATTACAAGAAAGAAGCCGCCGCTGATCAACGTGCGATCGACATCGCGAACGGCAAGCAGGTTGCTTCGACCATCAAGGCAAGATTCCTATGAGTTTCTGGAGAGAGATGCTGGGGCTACCGGCTAAGATCCCGGCGATTCAACGCCGTGGCTATCATGGAGCCTCGACGGGGCGGTTGTTTGCTGATTTCACCTCTTCTTCGGGCAGTGCTGATCGTGAACTACGTTCGGGGCTGGTGTCACTGCGTAACAGATCCCGTGAATTGGCGCGCGACGATGTCTATGTAAAGCGTTACCTTACACTGCTGAAAACGAACGTCATCGGTGATTCCGGCATGATCCTACAGGTCAAGGCGCGCAACGCAGATAATTCGATCGATACTTCCGGCAACGATATCATTGAATCAAACTGGCGCAGATTCGGTCGCCGCGGCACATGTACGCCTGACGGCCGGATGTCGTGGATCGATCTACAGAATTATGTCGTCGAGGCGATGGCGCGCGATGGCGAGGCATTTATCCAGGTGATTTATAGCCAGCAGTACGAATACGGGATAGCCTTCCATCCGGTCGAAGCGGATCTGATCGACGAACAGAAAAACGAAATCACCAAGTCTGGCAATGAGATCAGGATGGGCGTGGAAGTAGACGCCATGCGTCGGCCAGTGGCCTACTGGGTCAGGCGCCGGCATCCCGGCGATACCGACTGGTCTACTTACAACCAGACTGAGAGTGTTCGCATCCCTGCCGATCGGATGCTGCACATCTATTCGCAGGAGCGCGCTGGGCAGACGCGCGGAGAGCCGTGGATGGCCCCGGCCATGTCCCAGATCAAGATGCTTAACGCACACCGCGAGGCGGAACTGGTCGCGTCAAGAATGGCCGCTTCGAAGATGGGCTTCTTCACATCGGACACAGGCACCGATATTCCAGCCGACGATTACGAAGACAGTGTTGTTCCGATTATCGATGCGGAGCCAGGAACATTCCACCAGCTACCTGCCGGCGTAGATTTCAAGGCATTCGATCCGACACACCCTGCGACAGCCTTTTCGGAATTCCAGAAGGGTATTCTGAGGGGGATCGCCAGCGGTCTGGGGGTGTCATATTCATCCCTGTCAAACGATCTGGAAGGCACATCGTATAGCAGTATCCGCCAGGGGGCCCTGGAAGAGCGAGATGCCTATCGCCGTATTCAGCGGCTCATACTCGACCATTTCGTCTTCCCTGCATATCGCCTCTGGTTGAGCCATGCACTTGAGTTCGGGCTATTCAATATTCCCGCAATCAAGTACGATAAGTTTGAACGGGCCAGCTCGTTCAGACCGCGTTCTTGGCAGTGGGTGGACCCACAAAAGGAGATCAACGCCGCAGTTATCGCAATGCACGCGGGTGTGATGTCGCTTTCGGATGTGAGTAATCAATACGGTCGTGACATCGAGGAGACATTCTCCCAGATTCAGCGCGAACACGAACTGGCGGATACACTGGGGATCTCTCTGGCATTTCAGCCATTCGGCGGCAGTCCAGCATCAAAGACAGGTCAGGATAGTAGTGATGAGTAATGCACAAGAAGAGCCTCAGTTGAGTTCTGAAGAAAAAGACTGTATAGACGCTGAAGTAATCACAGAGGTTCGAACATTGTCTGAGACGGAAGTGCTGGATACTGCTACTGAGGCGCAGGCATTGATTGATATCCCTGAAAATATCGATCGGCCGGGTTATGCCCGGGCTGCGACTGACATTCGCGCCAAGGTGGTCGATGAAGAGAGCCGCACAGTCAAGATCGCCGTGTCTTCTGAATTTCCTGTCGAACGATCTTTCGGCAAGGAAGTGCTGGTACACGAAGAAGAATCTATTGATCTCGACTTTTTGAGGTCTGGTCGCGCCCCACTGCTGCTTGACCATGACATGTATCGCCAGATCGGCGTCATTCAATCCGTGGAGATTTCCGCAGATCGGCGACTACGGGCCATTGTCCGGTTCGGTCGTTCGCCGCTCGCCCAAGAAATCTTCCAGGACGTTGTGGATGGAATCCGCGGTAATATTTCCGTGGGCTACAGAATCAACGAACGGGTTCGCGATAATAAGGATCGTGATGTGTATCGCGTGACATCGTGGAGCCCAATGGAAGTTTCGGTGGTGTCGATTCCAGCCGACCCTGTCGGGTCCGGTGTGGGGCGCAGCGCCGCGACCGATCATGAACCGGTTGAAACACCTGAAAACACCAGAACTGTTTCTGCCACTATCTCAACAGCATCAGAAAAGGACACTAACATGTCTGAAGAAGTGAATCTGGATGCGGTTCGTGCGGAAGCGGCCCAGAAGGCCTCTCAGTCCGCCGCCGCCATCCTCGACCTCGGCGCGAAGCACAACATGCGCGATCTCGCCACAGCCGCCATCCGCGACGGCAAATCGATTGAGCAGTTCCGTGGTGAACTGCTTGAGGTGATCGGCACTGAGAAGCCGCTTGTGAGCCAGGATATCGGCATGACCCGCAAGGAGAAGGCTGACTTCCGTATCACGCGCGCCATCGCCGCCCTCGCCAATCCGAATGATCGTGCGCTGCGTGAAGCCGCTGCGTTCGAATTTGAGGCCTCGCACGCCGCACAGAAGCGTTCGGCCAGTAACGCGGCTTTCACCATCCCGACTGATGTTCTGGGTGTGTGGAAGACCCGTGACCTGAACACCACGGACGACAATGAGCTGGTCGCGACCGATCTGCTTGCAGCCGATTTCGTCGATGTTCTGCGTAACGCCTCGTCGGTGATGCAGGCTGGTGCGCGGATGTTGACGGGCCTGAATGGCAACGTCTCGATCCCCACGAAGACCACCGGCTCGACTGCCGGCTGGATCGCAACTGAGGGTGGCGCTGCTTCGGAGAGCGAGCCTGTTTTCGGTGCGATTTCGCTTACTCCGAAAACTGTGGGTGCCTTCACCGACATGACCCGGCAGATGGTTCTCCAGTCCTCGCTTTCTGTCGAGGCACTGGTGC